CACAGGTTCGGGTACAGGACATTCGCACAATATGAGTGCTACTTTTTCAGGAACTGCTACATCAGTCGTTCAACCTTATTTAACAATTATTTATATTATAAAAACTTAGGAGAAATTATGGCAACAAACGCAACATGGACAGTAGTATTTGAAGACAAAAAAATTATTAAACAAAGTGGCGATGGTGCTGGTGATTACGATATTGTTGATAATGATTTTTGGGGATTAGCTAAATGGAACAACGTTTGGGCTATTCAATATGGAACATCTAATCCTAGTGATACTGTAGAATATAGAGATGGCTCTCCACATTCTACTTGGGAAGATGCAAATTTAGGTGACTTTCAAGATTTTATTACTAGATGGGACGCAGCTCATTTATCAAGATTACAATCGGATTGGGATAATGACAATCTAGAAGATGAATCTGAAGCAGACAAAGTTGCTAGATTAGGTTCAAGACCTACATCATACTCATCTTAAAAGCATCCAAGAAGTTAAAATATATTTTTCACCTGATAACGGTGGATTTCCTCTATGAAGATATGGAAAACCAGCAGGCCAAATAACAATACGACCAGTTTTAGGTTTTACTCTTTTTGAAAAATGTAAAAATTCTGTTTCTCCACCCTCTTCTATATCATTTAAATATATAGTGAATACAAAAGCTCTAGGCTCATTTTCAAAACCTTTTCCATGTTCAATATGCCAAACATGATAACCCTCTGTAGGTAAAGTTTTTTGAATTTTTAAACTAGTAAAATGAAAAGGGGTTCCGTAAGCATCAAGTGCTCCTGTATTTTTTACATAATGGTTCCACGCTAAATCAAAATTAACCATCACTGGTTTTAAAATTTCCCACCAAACATCAATATTATTAGGCCTTGCAAAAAATTGTTTATCTTGTTTTTGTAAAACAGGTGCATTTTCAAAAGCTAATCTGTCTGTAGTTTTTTTAAATTTATCTTGATTTTGATATAATTTGATAGTTTCATCGCAATCGTTTTTAAGAATGTAATTATCATACACACCAATAAAGTTGGTGATATTTACAGTTTTTTCCATTAATATCTCTCTTTCATAATTTAAATAAGTATTATATAACGATTTATATGCTACAAAAATTAAAATTCAAGCCAGGTTTCAACAAACAAGATACAGAATCAGGGGCAGAAGGTCAATGGACAGATGGTGATTTTGTTAGATTTAGATACGGACTACCTGAAAAAATAGGTGGTTGGCTACAATTAACGGCCGCTAATAAAACATTACCTGGAGCTGCTAGGGCACAAATTGCATTTTCAAGTTTTGCAGGTGAAAAATATAGCGCCATTGGAACGTCTCAAGGTTTATTTTTATATTATGGTAATGACTTTTATGATATTACTCCTTTAGATACAGCGATTACTGGAGGCACATTAACAACTGTTAATGGATCAAGAACAGTAACTATTAACAAAGGCTCACATGGTCTAGCTGTAGGGCGATATGTAACTCTTTCATCAGTTACGGTGACTGGTGCCTCAGATTTTACGGCTGCAGAATTAGAACAAGTTTATGAAATATTAACTGTACCTGACATTGATAAATTTACTGTTCAAGCTTCACGTGCTGAAGGAGGAACAGGTATGACTGCAGCAGGAGCTGTGACTGTTAATCCATATGTTCAAGTTGGACCAACTACACAAACCACGGGATATGGTTGGAGTACATCTACATGGGGAGCTTCGACTTGGGGTACAGCTAGAGCTACAAGTTCTGTGACCCTTGATCCAGGAAACTGGAGTCTTGATAACTTTGGTCAGGTATTAGTTGCAACTATATTTAACGGTAAAACTTTTACATGGAATGCAGGTGCATCTAATCCACGAACAATAAGAGCATCACTAACTACATCAGGTTCTGCAACTGGTAACAATCCTACAGCTACTCGATTTACATTAGTGTCAGATAGAGACAGACATTTATTTCACTTTGGAACTGAAACTACAATCGGTGACACCACAACACAAGATCCTATGTTTGTAAGATTTTCTAATCAAGAGGATTTAAATACATATACACCAACGTCTACTAATACAGCGGGAACGTTTAGATTAGATACTGGTAATGAAATACGAGCAGCGCTTCAAGGTAAAGACTACGTATTTGTTATAACTGATCTTGCTGCATACGTAATTCAATTTGTTGGTCCACCATTTACATTTAGTGTAAGACAGGTTGGTACAAACTGTGGATGTATTGGTCAACATGCAGCGACCTTTGTTAATGGTGCTGTGTTTTGGATGGGATCGCAAGGTGGATTTTTTGCATTTGATGGTACAGTAAAATCATTACCATCATTAGTAGAAGATTTTGTATTCAGCACAGACGGAGATAATCTTGGATTAAACTTTAATTCAAGAGATGTTATCTTTGCAGGGGCAAATAATTTATATACAGAAGTAAATTGGTTTTATCCAAAAGATGGATCTGAACAAATTGATCGATGTGTAACTTATAATTATTCTGAAAACTGTTGGACGACATCGTCTTTAGATAGAACAACATATCAAGATCAAAGTGTATTTGATAATCCATATGCTACAGACTACGATGATACGTTAACACCGGTGTTTCCTGACATATTAGGAATTACAAATAAATATGGCGCTAGTATTTATTACGAACACGAACAAGGTACAGATCAAGTCAACAGTACAGCGACAACAGCTATCCCTGCGTTTATTAGATCAGGAGACTGGGATATAACATCTAGACGTAGTGCTCTTGGTCAACAAACTGGTGTTGCAGATTATAGAGGAGATGGTGAGTTTTTTATGGCTGTCAGACGATTTATACCTGATTTTAAATATCAAACTGGTAATGCTAAAGTAACATTATTAGTCAGCGCATATCCAGACGATGTGGCTGTCAGCTCACCTCTTGGACCCTTTACAGTTACGTCAACAACTGATAAGGTAGATACTCGAGCCAGAGGAAGACTTGTATCTGTTAAGATAGAAAACGATGGTACAGGTGAAACCTGGAGATACGGCACATTAAGATTAGACGCACAACCGGACGGAAGAAGATAATGTCAGTAGATAAAAAAATAGATTATGTAGAACAAGATGGTTCTTTAAATTTTGTGAAAAATTCTGAATCTGTAACAGTTCCAAAAAAATTTAAAGCTAGAAAAGAAGCACCAGCAGTTAAGCTTGCATATATTACAGATGCTGAAGCTAAAATGTTAAAAAAACAAAAACCAGGCACACCGCATAAGGGACCAAAAGGTATACCTAGTTATGATTCATATGGATCAATAGATTCT